CGTTGGCGACGACGACGATGCCGCCTGACCAGTGAGAGGATCAATAAAGAAACTTTGCAGATATTCAGCTTGCGCTGGGCGTCTTGCGGCAAGCTCAGACACAGCCTGCTCATACATTGGCGCGGCGCTGTATCCTCTTACCCCGCCAGCATATTCAGTTGGCGCTGCCATGCCGCCCATAATGTCCTGCCTAGACATCTGCGGGCCAACGCCAAATGCAGATGCCACGTCAGCAGTTTGTTGGAACGCCGACTCTTGCATTGGCGTGAATGCTGCAACGTCTGGCCCATAATAAGGCACATAGCCAATGCGGCTAATGTCCTCGGCCTTTGCCAAATTGCGGCGCGCCGCATCTTCAATGTAATCTGGGATGGTAATCTCTGACGTTTGTGTACCGCCCTTGCCGCCTGCCATTATTCAAACTCCTTAACATAGGACGTGTGCAGTGGCTTCCAACCGTGCTTCGCCAATGGTTTTTTCCAGCCAAATCGGCCTGTCATAGTCAATGCAGAGCATCCTTGAGATTTTGCCCATGTTATCACATCTTCATGCATATCTAAAATCTGACCCAATTCACCGCCGCCAAGAAATACGTTTAAAACCTTCTTCTTAGGATATACCACGATTTCAGTGACTATACACCCCCTCGGCGTTGGCCAGAGCTGCATGCTACCTTTGTATATACCTTCGGCAACGTCGATAAAGTCATGCGTGCCGCCGGAATACTCCAAAGCAGCCTCAATCCAGTCGCGGCATCTTTCAAGCTCTTTATCCATGAAGCCTCACCATAGATATAGTTGCTGACGGCGTAGCGGGCGCAAATGCAGTTGCGGCCACTGCTTCCAAATAGCCGCTTGTGCTGTTAGTTGCCCACATGACCTCTATGTAATCTCCTGCGGAAAGTTGCAGTATCGCTGACTTTGTAACGACAAGAGTTGATCCATTTTGGTGCAACGTGTTTTCCATTGCAGATTTGGGAACATCTGTGCCATTAATTCTAACCCAAAACCACATCCTAACAGTTGAGGCAGATGTTGAGGCCATTTGCATTGAATATGTCACAGAATATTGCCCAGCCTCGTCAACGACCAAACGCGAAGCTGGCGTACCGTTCGTTATTCCTTCAGCCAAATCTTCAGTAAACGTCAGCGCATATGCAGTATTTGTTGATGCCGCCGTCTGATCTGTGCTGATAGTGCCATCGTAATGGCCATCCTCCAGCACGATCTGCCGCCACTCGCCGTTTTTGCTGACAACAGGATATTCGTTTATGCGATCCCACATCAGCACGCCATCTTCTGCCGCGCTCTCATCGCCCGTCTGCTGCACCAGAGGCGATCTTGTCTGGCCGAGGTAGAGCATCATGCGCCGCGCCCATGACTTCCAGTCATCGCCCTGCGGCTCTGGTGCGCGGTACTGCTGCGTCATCTACGTCCACCCGCAACAGTGTCCAAGCGGTTTACACCAACGCGCCAATCAGACAGCCTTGCGCCGTCAACGCGCATCCGCACCTGACGCCCAGTGAAGCGCATGCTGGTTGGGTTAGCCATGCTGAACGGGCCATATGATCTCTCAGCCCCATTGGGATAGAAGCGCGTCTTAAACGTGGCGCTGACATCGCCCTGCGTCTTCTCGTCGGGGATCATCTCCGTCACGCTGACAACGTTATCGCCGGAGCCAAGCATGATGGGGCCAGTTTCCGCAAACGGCGTTGCGCCGTTGTATTCGTAGCCCACCTCATGCTCGTATATCTCAATGTCAGACGGGTCTGCCATCATGGGCTGGCGGAAGGCTCCGCGATCAGCACCCGCAGTGCGCGCCAGCGTGCCAATAGACCACGTATTTTCCACGTAATTATATGTGACGTAACGGTCGTTTTCTGTGGACGCGCTGGACGGATAGAACCACCACACCTCGCCATACTGGCCGTTTGACATAGCAAACGCCTTACTGATCTGGCCACGGTTTATGTCGTTAAACACGTAATCCGACACGTCGCTCTGGATCTCCTGCACACCGCCGCCAGTGTAGGCGTAGAAGGCATGCACGCCCATCCAGAAGCATCCAGCGTCAACAGTCGCATATGCAAGTTTTGCCGCCAGCCCGCAGGAAGAGCCGACGCGCTCAATGCCGTAGACGTAGGGCGGGCCAATGTAGTTGGCGACATGCGCGTCACGCGTCGTCAGGATAAGCGTTTGGCCCTTCACGCTCACGCCAGCCATAATCTCGCCCTCTGTAGACAGCTCAAGATCGCCAGCCTCGTTTGTCGCGGCGGGCGTCCACGTTGTGTTATCTTCGCGGTCAGACCACTGCACCTTGCGCGGGTTGCCGCCAGCACCAAGGCAAAACAGGAAGCGCTCAGCCGTTACAACTATGTTTCGATTGCTCACTGGTGCGTTTGCAACTTGCGCGGCAATCGTGCCGGTGTTGAGCTGCCACTCGTAAACCTTGCCGTCGTCCTCGTTGCACGCCAGCAAGTATTCGCCCCACGTTTCCAAATCCCAGCTGGTTGCTGGCTGAATGCGAACTGTGTCAGGCCGGGCAATGCCATATGCGTATGCGCCAAACTCCGCGCCGCCGTAGCCTGTGAAGGATACTGCGTCCTCACGCCCAGCGGTTAGGCCAGCCGGAGTAATGTCATATCGAGCGCCAGTCTCGGCCCAAGCGTAGAGCTTGTTATATGTGCCGGTGGCAATCCAGCGGTCGCTGTTATTTGTGATCCAAGTGGTCATGCCGCGTATGCTTGCGTTTGCAGCGTTGCTGGATCTTGTTCGCCAGCCGCCAACGGGGCGCATCGTGCCATCAATCCAACGGATCAAGCTGGCATCGCGCCAGCGGCCCATGCTCTGCAAGTCGGTGCCGTTGCGGTAAACCCCAGCGGGTACGTCTAATCTAATCAGAGCCATCGTTGCCTCGTTGGTGTTGCGCGCTTGCCGCAGTGTAACACATGACCATTTGATGCGCAAAAGGGCAGCGTTTTGCTGCCCCTAGCGTTTTCGTTGTGCTGCGCGGCTATTCCGCGTCAGGCTCAAGGGCGGCTTTTAGCTCGGCCATGAAGCCCTGCCTGCCCATCTGAAGCTGCACCAAGTTAAACTGCGCAGAGCCGATCTTCTGGTCTAGCGAATTGATGTGATTTATGCACATCTTTGCAGTGTCGCTTAGCTGGTCTTCAGTGTATTCTACTTCGTCAATCGTAATGACCTTTTGTTCTTCAGCCACGTTGATCTCCTTTCAGGTTATGCTGCCCACGGAACCCCGCTTGCAGACGTTGGATTAGCTATCGCATCAATCTTAGTGGCAATAGCAGCTTCAGTATCAGCTTGTGATACATGACCCCAGACCCAGCCTTGAGCTTGAGCCTCAGTAATATCGTCATACGGTGTGAAGTCAGCAGCAGAGGCATCGTAGGTTAAGCCACAGGTGCCATATGAGCTTGCTGAGTTGCCATCGTCATCAACGCCTGTGCAGCGCCAGTGAGCAATGTATACGCCACCATCTGATGTGTGACGCTCAAGGGTTGGAATAGTCCAAGTGTAAGTAATAGCCATTATGGTGTCTCCTGTGCTGCTAGATGTGCGGCATAAGCATCCTTAACCGCTTGTGTGTGTACTGCGTTACAGATGGCTTGCACCTCTGTGCTTTCACCTGTGATGTCTGCATCTGGTGCGACTACATGGCGTGAGAAGCCACGGCTGATTTCTACGCCATCACGCTTGATGACCGTGGCTGTACGCACCTGAACGTGCTTGAAGTCGCCTACGATCTCTATTTTGTCTTGTACTGTTTCTTCTGTTAGTGCCATCGTTTATCTCCTTTATGGCTTGGACTGACTACCCTGTGATCCAACAGGGGTGGTTATGCGGCTTCGTAAACGAAAGACGCATGTATGTATGCACCAGTAGTTAAAGCAGTAGCCGTGAAAGTAGTATTATCTCCAATCGCACGAACAAGAAGGGCTGTACCATTCGTAACAAAGGTTATTGAATTTTGTCCCGCTGGAATATCTTGAGTGCTAACATAAGGAGAAAAGCCGTAGTTACCTGCTGTGTTAAAGGGCAATCCACTAATCTGCGTTGCGCCTCCTGTGGTTACTTGACCGTTCAAAAAGATGCTAACCAACTTGCCGACTTTAACGTAAGTTCCAGTGACAGATAGAGAACCCGTGCTAACATTAGGCGTCCAAGTCCCCTCTTCATAGTCATCCAGCTTATTAGCAGCACCTGTGCCGCCTAAGTAGACACCGCCTGATAGGTAGAGGTCTTTGAAGCGAACACCAGATGCCCCTAAGCTAATAGCGTTATCTCTAGCGGCTCCTGCACTTAGACTTTCAGGTATAATGTTGTTTGATGCATCCCAGAAGTTAAGACCAGTGTCGCCGTTTCCAATGCTTAAATCATTAGCGCGCGTACCAATACTACCTACGGTTGTGCCGTCTTTTCTAAATGTTAAAACACTTCCATCAGACGCCAATCTGTTAAGTATCATTACCTCATTGCCTGAACGAACATGAGACACAAAACCATTGGTTTCAAAACGATGTCCTGCTGTAATGTTTTCAGCAGAAGTCTTAGACACCAACAGGTTGCCTGATGAGTCTATGCGCATGCGTTCTGTATTAGTAGTTGTACCTCCTGCCGCAGTACTAAAAAGAATATCCATAGCTCCTGCACCACTTGTTCCTACACCTGTGATAGAGCCTCTAACACCTGATGCGTTAGTACTTGCATCTTGACCTTCAAACTCAATACCGCCATATATGTCTCCAGCTACAATAGCAGTGTCATTTCTTTCAAGACGAATAATAGAACCATCTGTAGAATCTGATAAGTGAAGCTTAACATCAGGACTGCTAGTACCAATACCT